TATACCTTTTTATTATGATACTGCTCACGGCGGCGGAACTGCACAAAGCAACACTGACACAGCAAATGTTCTAGCGTATACCGGTACACTTATGTTTTTCTTTCAAGGGTATGTATGGAGTACTGGTGATACCGTTTATTGGCTTGATTACAGTAATCTCTACCCTAAAAGCGGCATGTGGGTTGTAGAGGAGTATATAGCATGATTAAATTTGAGCCACCTGTTGAAGTTAAAGCCGCACGAGCACTTGGCCCTAACGGCGGTTGGTGTCTTTCGGGTGAAATGACATACGATGATCTAGTATGGTATGAAGATGAAGCCGGTGTTTCTAAACCTACCGAAGAAGAGTGGAACGCAAAGATAAAAGAGTTATCAGGTGGATAGGAAAGAGATCAGGCGAACACCTCTTGTTATGATGCCGGATGGTAAGTTTATGCGGGGTGATGAGTTTGTAAGTGAAGGTGTGGTTGTTGAGGAACCACCTCTTTATGAAAAACCGCCAGTCGTAGAAGACCAAACAGCAGCGGTATTGGGGCAAGATGAATAAGAAACGTATGACAACAGCAGAGATTAATACCGAGTTACTACAGCATGAAGCTGTTTGTGCTGAACGGTATGAAATGATTCTGTTTAGAATTAACAGATTAGAGCGTGTGTTACTAGGATCAGCAGGTGCTATTATAGTAATTCTACTTTCTATAATTATAACACTAACAACATAAGGAGGTGATTAGATGAATGCAAAAGAGATGCAAGCTTTACAAGCAGAAGCAACTAAAGCGTTTAAAAACCCTAAAACTAGGCTCTCTAAGAATTTAACTATTCATCGTCAAAGATATGTTAACCAAAACAAGAAAAAGAAAACAAAATAAGGAGGTGATCAAATGCCGGGTTTTAAAATGAAAGATAAAAAGAAGCTGAAGATGGGCACACAGCTGTATGGTTATGGTGGTGAAGTAAAGAAGAAAAAGAAAGTCATGTATAAGGATGGTAGAGAAGTGCCAGAACTTACTAAGGCTCAAAAGACATTGCCAGATGCACTAAAGGATCAGATTATCCGATCAAAGAAAAAGAAGATGGATAAGAAGAAAGGTTAGGTATGTCCTGTGTTAGAATATGTAGCAGCAGCAAATGCGGCATACGCCGTTATCCGCAAGGCAGTTGAAAACGGCCGCGAACTAACTTCTGTTGGTAAACAGATTGCCGCTTTTACACATGCTACAGATGATCTAGCCAAACATGCAAACAAGAAAAAGAACAGTATATGGTCAAACTTTACTGGAAAGGATGAGAGCGATTTAGAAGAGTTTATGGCTCTCGAAGAAATAAAACAAAAAGAAAATGAACTAAAACAAATGATGATATATCTAGGCAGACCCGGTTTACATAGTGATTATGTGCGGTTCTGCGTAGAAGCTAGAAAGAAAAGGCAAGAAGCAGCAAGAGAAAAAGAACGCCAGTGGGCTGCATTTGTAGAAAGCCTTCAAACGTGGTTCTTAATAATATTATTTGTGGTATTAGGGTTAGGATTGTTAGTAGGTGGTGTCTGGATTCTTAGAGCTAAGGGGATTATTTGATGCCAAAGAAACTACAAAAAGAATCTATATATGCTGAGTACGATCAAGATGGTGACGGTATAGTTACTGATGAAGAACTTGGTCATGTCAAAGAAATCAAACAAACAGAAGATGCTACACGAAAAAACCTAGCTCAACTTAGGATGGCTAGGTTTTCTTTAATTGCAATGGGGGCGTTCACCCTTGCTATGTTTTTTATCCCATTAGAAAGAGTAACTGCATTATCCGACATAAGTAACCTGTTTTACCTTACAGGTGGGGGTATTGTTGCAGCTTATATGGGTACAACTGCATGGGTGCAAAAGAAATAAAATATGGTATAAACAGATGTTATGGCTACAAAACTAAATGAAAATACTGAGGTTGCACTACCACTTAGAAATATTGTCACTATGGTGGCAGCAGCTTCTGTTGCGACATGGGCGTACTTTGGAATTATAGAACGGCTAAATCAAATGGAAACAAGTATTACCATGATGGAAGCCGACCAAGAGCAAAACACAGAGTTTCGAATTAAATGGCCTAGAGGCGAAATGGGCAGCTTACCTGCAGACTCTGAACAGTTTATGCTCATAGAACATTTAGCAAAGGAGCTAGAAAAACTTCAAACTCAAATAGAAAGTGGTCAAGCACCATATGACCAACAACAAAAATTGACTTTGGAGTTTTATGAAAAACGTATAACAACTATAGAAGAAAACATAGAAAAGATGAGGAATGGACATAAACCATGATAGAGCTTGTTTTTGTGTTACTTCTATATAGCAACGGGGAAGCTATAGAATACACACCCTATGATAGATTATCAGAGTGTTTGTCTACAAAAAGGACAATTAAACGTAACGTTAACGGCGGTGTAAACTTTGATAACCAGTGGAAATGTAAAGAATTAAAAGTAAAGCTGGAAAAAAATTCAGATGGGAGTTATGATATAGTAGAACTTATTGAGGAGTAATTATGCTACAAACACTAATAGGGCCAGTAACTGGCTTACTTGACAAGTTCATAGAGGACAAAGATCAGAAAGCTAAGTTGGCACACGACTTGGCTACGATGGCCGATAAACATGCCCAGCAGATAGCGCTCGCCCAGATTGAAGTGAATAAGGCTGAAGCAGCATCTGGTTCACTATTCAAAGGCGGTTGGCGTCCAGCAGTTGGCTGGGTCTGTGCGATTGCTTTTGCATACCACTTTATAATCAAAGACCTAATCATATTTGGTGCATCTTTTGCTGGTGCAGAACTACCTGAGTTACCTGAATTTGACATGGGTACACTCCTAACTGTTTTGGGCGGCATGCTCGGAATCGGAGGACTTAGGACATATGAAAAGCAAAAGGGAATCACTAAATGAGAGAAAACTTTGATAAATCACTACAACTATTGTTGAAACACGAAGGAGGATTTGTAAACCATGAACGTGATCCGGGGGGTATGACAAACCTCGGAGTTACTAAAAAAGTTTACGAAGAATGGCTAGGGTACGAAGTCGATAAACAAGATATGATGAAGCTTACACCAGAAGATGTTGCTCCAATATATCTGAATAACTACTGGATAAAAGCAAACTGCGATGAACTACCTTCCGGTTTAGACTACGTTGTTTTTGATTGGGCTGTTAATTCTGGAGTAAGCAGAAGTTCCAAAGGTGTACAAAAATGCTGTGGCGCTAGCCCGGACGGTGTGATAGGGCCAAAGACACTAGAACTTGTTGCAGGGCAAGATACAAAATATATGATAGAAAAGTTCAAAGAAGTAAGGCAAAGTTTTTATGAGGGCCTAAACCACTTTGATGCGTTTGGCAGAGGTTGGACTAGGCGAAACGATGAAGCAACAGAAGTTGCGCTAGGAATGGTTGAAGACTAATGGGATCAGTAAAGCTAACAAAGTTTCTAGGGGAAGCTCCGAAAATATCTTCGGAGCTACTTCCTGACGGAGCTGCTCAAAATGCTTTCAATGTTAAGTTGTATTCTGGTGATCTTATACCTTATAGGACTCCAAAGCTTGTCGAGAATGTCGGGCGAACGGGTACAATTCAGACACTATATAAACTTACTAATCCTGCTAACGGTAACAATGTTTTTCTTACTTACTTGAATGATGTAGATATTGCTACAGCATCTGCCCCTTGGACTACTACTTCTAATACAGAAGATACTGAACAACGATTTTATTATACAGGCGATGGTACACCAAAAGTATCTAATTACGATCTAGCTACTAACGGAAGTGCTCCATATCCTGTAACCAACGGCTACTATGACCTTGGTTTACCACTACCTGAAACAACTCCAACAGCCACTGCTGTAACATTTAGTGTTGTAAGTTCGACACACTATGAAAGAGATAGTGGTAATACTGCAACATTTTATGGCTCATCATCTCACAACTTACGCTCAGGTAATGTTGTGTCAGTTAGAGATTTTGGATCATCAGATGAAGCAAAGTCTTTTAATGCTACAAACGTAGAAGTTACTGTTCTTAATTC